CTTCTGAAAACGAAGCGTATGAAAAGGCATCACGGAAACGAGATTTGATTACTTCATTAAAGTTTTCATCTAATTGGAAGTCAACAAACAAATCAAACGATCCAAGGTACTTATTAATCAACTTATTCATTACAGGTATATATTGTCGAATAATACGAGTCTTAATACCACCATCACGTAACATAGCTTGAACAACAGTAAGTACTTCTTTATTTTCAAACAAATCTTGTTGTTCAACTTCAGTACTCTTAAGTCTATCACTGATCTCTTGTAACTTAGTAGTATCAACAGCTTCAACTTGTTCTTCAGCAGACACTAACTCATTCTTATATGATACCAACGCATTCTTGGCAACTTTAACAGTGGCTCGTTGATCGCCAATACGTAAGTTAACATCTCGGATCTGGTCTTCTATACCAGAGATAACTTCTAAACGATCTTCATATTCTTTTGATTTAACAGCAAGCTTTTCTAAACCATTTACTAGTTCAGCAACCTTATCATCCTTTTCACTTATAATACCGGCTTTAAACTCATGTTCAATACCTTGCTTACATGTTGGGCAATCATCGTGGTCTTTATAGAAAGATAACTCTTTTTGGTGAGCACGCATTTGACCTTCAATATCTCGACGTAATGATTTAGCTTTTTCAGATTTATTTTTTGTTTCGCCTTTATCGCCGATTTCGTTTGCGTAACCTTCGATAACATCTTGTTCCTTATCCATAACTATCTTGGCATCTTCAATTTCTTTGATATGAACAGCCATCTTTTCACGGATCTTTTCAACCTCATCCTCGCGAATTTTACGAATGGATGCGTTATGTTCTTTAGCAGAAGTTAACTTTGATTCCATTAAATCCATCTGATAACTGTTTTCAGTAATTGATTCTTTATTACCAGATACACGATCCTTAAGCAACGTATTCATAGTACTAAATACTTGAATATCTAATAGATCCTCGATGATTTCTCTACGTGAGTGAGCAGGTAATTCCATAAACGGAACATATGTTGCGCTACCAAGAATAACAATCTGGTTAAAAGATTTATAATTTAGATTAAGAATGTTTTGCTCAAGATAAGCTTGATAATCTTTTGAGGCAGCATCTTGGTTTATCATTACGTTATCTTTCCAAATTTCAAATATATTTGGTTTGATACCACGACGTATTAGATAATTAACAGTACCAACAGAAAACGTAATCTCAACTTGAGCCTCACGTGCGTTGATAGTATTAATCAATTGGTTTTTATTGACTTTGCGAAATGCTCTACCATATAAAGCAAAAACAATAGCATCAAGTAATGTAGACTTTCCGCTGCCGTTTGTGCCACTGATAAGAGTAGTTCGGTCTTGATCTAAACGTACTTCAGACCAAGCGTTACCTGATGATAGCAGGTTTTTATATTTTATTGTCTTAAATGTTATTTTCATTAAATGCTCTGCGCTTCCAAATATAGTTCATCAATCAATTCTTTAATCTTTTGCTTATTAGATTTCGTATCAATAGATTCAATATAATCATGTAAAATATCTTTAGTATCTTTTGTTTCATCAAGTATTTCATCAACACCAGCATCACCTAAGTTAAGTGAGTCTTCTATCGACTTAACGTCGCTTGCGCCAGCATCAGTAAGTTTATTTAAAAACAAATCATATATGTATGGATTAGTTCTATTCTTAACAATAACCTTAATGTACGAGTCTTTAATATTAGTCAAATCTAAATGAGCAATATCCTCAATAGTCATATCAGCATCATCATAGTCAATTTTATGGTAAATACAGAAAGGATTTAAAATCCATTCCAACTCACGCGTTTCAGTATCTAAAATGCGGAAGCCACGTTTACCTTGATAATCAGACCATGTCATTTCATATGGAGCACCAAGATAGTTAATGTTACCATATTCAGATGGATGGTGGAAATGACCAGAATAAACTTGTTCATAACTACCAAACAATTCTTTAGTTAGACCATGATCACAAATCGCACCCTTCAGCATTTCAAAACCAATAATATCAAAGTGACCCATACATATATGAGCACTTGATTTACGTATGGCGTCTAAACATACTTCAGAATTTGTTTTCGTAATCCATGGTACCATTATAACATTAGTTGACCCAAATGTCAACTCAACAGGTTCTTCACGATATATGTTGAAGTTTGTATACTCTTGGAGTAACAAGTTCATTGAGTTAACTTCATTTGTGTTTGTATAATATACGGAGTGATTACCTACAACTGCATGGTATTCAATGTCACGCTTTTGTAGTTCATCAAAGAAAAACTTTTTAGCCCTATCAAGTGTAACATAATTGATGTACTTACGACGGTCAAAGGTATCGCCTAGATCCAATACTGTTTTAATGTTATGTTCATCTAAATGTGGAAAGAACACTTCATTAAAAAACTTTTCTTGATGATCCAGAAATACCTTAGAATCGCCACGCACACCGAGATGCATGTCTGTAATTATAGCAACCTTCACTCTTTAGATTCCTCTTCATTAGCCGCTGCTTCGATTGATTCTTTCTTTTTCGCTTTATCTTTTGCAATCTTATCTTCGTAATCTTGAACAAACGAATTCATATAATCAACATTGGTATTAAGATTTAAATTTACTTCATCACCAGAATATGTACCGCCTGATGCAACCATAACTTGTGACGATTTAAAACGAATATACATTTGCTTTTTCTCTTTTTGAATACGTCTTAAGAATGCGTACCAAATAATTTGAGTAAAGTATGCAAATGGATTAGAAGACTTTTCAGAATTAAAGTTACCCATATATAATAGACAATTTTCAATACCATCTGAAATCATATCATCTTTATATGAATATCCACTAAAGTTTGGTTTTGTCGCAAGTCTTGTTGCGATTTGATAGATGCACTTACCGATATAGTCTGGACACCTTGGTTTTTCGTCACCGGCATCTTCTGCTTCGGTACACGCTTTTTTATATGCAATTAATGCTTCTAAAAAGTCTGCATTGTTAACATAGTTTCTTTTAGCTCTTTTTGCCATATGGTCAGCCAACCTCCTTATTAATTAATGTAACTTGTGTTCCATAAGCCCAGTGACCATTATCAAAGTCAAATACACACCAGTCTTTTAAATCGTCTGAAATAGATAACACATCTTCACCATACTTACCACCATCTTTTGTAATTTCCATCGATGTAATTCTAGCAAGACCATGCCGAGAATAAGCCAAGTCACCTACTTTAATCATTCTATTATTCCTATCTGATTCTATATAATAATAACATAGTAATCGCGTGGTGTCAACTAAAACTTTTTTCAGTACTACTACATTTTTCTATTGACATCACTATTTAGGTATGGTATAATAGACTTATGTCTTATAAACAATATTATATGTTCACCGTATAAATCTTTACATTAAACTGCTCGGACCCATATATTTCAATCCGTTTCCTAAAATGTTGTAAAGTATAATTCTGGTAGGCACCAACACTCAAATCATCAGCAATATCGTAAAGCGTAGCTTTATCGGCATCGTTGCCCTTTCTTAGGGCACGGCCGATTGATTGGAGTACTTTCACTTCCGATTTAGATCCAGATGCGAATATAACATTATCAAGTTTCTTTAAATTAATTCCAGTTGAGAATGTACCAAACGACGCAAGGATATCATGTTGTTTAATAGGATCGTTCTCAATCATATGGCGAATTCTTTCACGTTCTGTGCCTTTTGTTGCACCATAAATGAAATGTAATTCTCTACCTTCTGTTCTTAACATTGGCTCTAATATTTTACCATGTTTTTCAACTAAGTCAAATAGAACCAAATTGTTTTGATCTTTGAGTGACCACAATAGATTTCGTATGAATATATTTCGCTTCTCGTGGTTCGTTATGTATTCTCTTTCAGCAGGATACTTTTGACTTGTATTTTGTACTTTACTTATTGCCTTTTTAAACGCTTTTCTATTTTCAACGCTATGAGACAATACAATTGCTTTTATATTAAAGTCAGCAATAGTACCGTCATCCATAAGATCTTTAGTAGATACATGCTTACGAACAGAACCAAAGCAGCCTTCAAGGACCAGTCTATGCGTTTTGCTCTCTTCCGATTTTAACGTACCGGTAAATCCATGTCGATAATAACATTCGTCAAGCCCTCCCATAATTTTTTGTAATGATTTCGCTTGGAATAAATGTGCTTCATCTCCAAGTACTACTTTAAATTGACTAAACCAATCTTTCCTTAATTTAATAAGAGACTGCCAAGTCGATATAACAATAGGTGCATCTGTGTTTTTATCAATACCACCTTGGATTTTATATATGTGAGATGGATCACAACCATAATCAATAAAATCGCCAGCCATCTGATGTACTAATGATATCGTTGGAACAATAATCAAAGTACGATGTTCAAACGCTCTATAATAATGCTGCTGAATTAAATAAATGATAAGTGATTTACCAGATGATGTTGGTGATAAAGATAAAGAACGACTATCACGTATGGCATCAACGATATATTGATTCTGATAATCACGAGGCTCAAACTTACAGTTTACTTCCTTAGCAATCTCATATCCATAATCGTCAGGAACTTTTTCGCCTTCCATCAAATGTGCAGGAGCATTTAACTCATATCCACGATCTTCACAAAACTTCCGCAGCTTACTAAATAACCCTACATAAAGTACAGGTTTGAGTGGTTGGAAAATACGAATCCATCCGTCCCAAATTCTATTCTTATATGAAGGGTTAAACTGGAATCCGGCGGGTTGAAATTTGAAGTAAGCTTCTAATTCAAACTTAACGCTTGACTCTGTATTGATTTTCAAATACACTGCGTTGATTTGCTCAACGTTAATCACATCAGACATAATATAACCTTACACTTTAATCAGTTTTCTTAATACTATTTATATAGTCTATCCGGTCCTCGATTTCTTTACGTTTGTCGAGTAGAATAACTGGTTTATAAACTGGTGTGATAGGCTTAATAAGAATCTTAGTAATCTCCGGCTTGGAACTTCATCACTGCTATAATATTATTAATAATGAAGTTACGACTATGAATTGTTTTAACAATATCTTCAAGGTAATTTGCCCTGCAGCTATGATAATCAATTTTTAAACTTAATTTGATAATATCAGGATCAGCTTGGATATACTTATCCATATCTTGACGTATGACTTTTTTCTGAAAAGGTTTCCATCCAAACTCACGTAAATCTTCTTCAGCCATAGATCCGTCAATCCATTCTCGTTTGTTCATTTCAAGTATTTTATAATCATACCTAAGCTTCTTAACTTTAAGCGCTTCTTTATAGTACATGTTATAGTATTTAGAATGGAGCTGCGGAATCTTTTTTGCTTCTTGTGCCAATTGAGTTTCATCAATTTTGGCATCACCAGCCCAGATTTCACTAATGTCTTCAGTACTCATGTTAACCTCTCATAATGTATATAGTTATAATTCTATCACAGTTTTGTTAGAATGTCAACCAATTTTTGTATGAGTAAACCTGTCGTATCTGAATACCATCGACGCTTCTGGGTATACGATATCCTGTTGTGTTACGTCTAAAGTAATCTGACTTAACGATACTGGAAAGCAGTTTAAAAACGTAAATGATATGTTAGGATTTTTGTGGCTATTTAATATAGTGATAGAAATATCAGAAACAATTCCATCGTCTGTTTTACCTAATTTAGCAAACTGAGCAAGTTCTACTGGAGACGTAATAGATTCTATCCAATCTAAACATTCAAAATAATTTGCCATGTTTTCGTCTACGATAAAGCTTAGATCTAATTCTTGGTACAATAACTTATCAGGAGTATTATATAAAGTACTTAGAGGGTTTGGCGTTTCCGCTGCACCAGCACTTACACCCGGAACTTGCATCCTTTGAGTAAAGAATTCTACGTTAGGTAATCGTTTGACATTGACTGTAAAACCAATAGGAGATAAAAAATTAGTGTTCATTGGATCATTTTCCTGTTTACATTTGTTTAGAACTGTGGTAGTATTTATCTAAATAGGGTTTACTGATTCTAAATAAATAGTATTCCCAGCAATAACAAAGGAAGATTGCATGGATGATCCTTGCGATGATAGCACACACTGGATAGGTTATATATAATATAGCGAAATAATGGAGCTTTTGAATGAGTAATGACTTTAGAATTTTAACAGCACGTCAACACGTTAGAGAACGTATTGGTATGTACCTTGGTTCAAGTTCTCAAGAATCGGTTGAACGTTTTGTGAAAGGCGAATGGAAAACATCAAAGTATGTACCTGCGCTTTCTAAAATGATTGACGAAATACTTGATAACTCGATTGACGAGGCAATTCGTACTAACTTTAAACATGCGAATAAAATTGATGTATCTATTAATATGGATATGGTAACCGTTACTGATAACGGTCGTGGTATTCCACAAGATGAGATATACGACGAAACCAGTAAGGAAC